GGTGGACATGAGTGGTTTCAATCATGGGCAGGTAACACAGATACCATGACAATAAGCCACACCACTGGCAAGATTTACAAAGGTATTAATCAAATGTTATTGAGTATGTCAATGTACTTCAATAATTATTCAAGCAGAGAGTTTATCACATTTAATCAAGCTAAAAATTTAGGTGGCAAAGTTAAAAAAGGTAGTGTTTCAGACATTGTAGTCAATTGGAGAGTAGCTTATTTTGTAACAGATAGCAAAGGCAAAAGAATATATCTAAAGGGCAGTAGATTGGAAGATTTAGTAATTCCAAAGGGTTACACCATGAAAGATGTTGACAAGTCAATGAGTGCTAGTTATTTTAGAGTATTCAATCTTGATTGTATTGAAGGCATAGAGGACAAACATAACATTGATAAAGTAGTCAAGGGTAGCATATTTGAACCAATAAAAGATGCTGATTTAGTTTATACTAACATGAGAAAGAGACCAGAATTAGAGCATAGAGACAACATTGGTTGCTATTACAGACCAAGTCAACATCTAATCAATATGAGTAGTCCAAATACATTCATTTCATCTGATGACTACTACAAAGTATTCTTCCACGAATTAGTACATTCAACTGGTCATAAAGACTTACTAAACAGAAAGACTTTGAATGCTACAAACTCCAATAAGACTAAATATAGTCAAGAAGAATTAGTAGCTGAATTAGGTGCAATGTTTCTAACTAATATATTAGGACTTGAGCCAAAAGATAATGACAAGAATAGTCAAGCATATATCAATGGTTGGATTAAGCATCTAAAAGACCACCCAAGAGAGATTGTTTATGCGAGTAGTCAAGCACAAAAAGCAGTAGAGTACATACTCAACAGATAATTAATAATAGGTTAAGGGGGACACCTTAAAGTTCCCCCAAAATTTAAAACTAAATAACTATGACAATAAGACAATCTAAACTATGGGCTAGAGTATGCGATATAACAGGCGAAGGAATGAACGAGGGTTATGTGTTGGAAGATGGTACTTGTATTATAAAATATGAAAAAGATTTAATAAAAGAATTGAGAGATATGGGAGACGAAGAATATAATAATGCAAGTGATGAATTTATATTGAAAGAGGCATACGAGAATGAAGTTTATTATTGGACTGAATGGGAGTGTCCAAGCGATATAACATACATGGAAGATGGACAAGGAAATATAACAGCAATAGATTAAAGTTATGAACAACAACAAAAAAATAAAAACCATGAATTTATTAGATAATGCACACGAACAAATAACAAGAGATATGCTTGAGCATATGGAAGAAAGACAAGAAATAAAATTGAATAAAAGATTCACACTTTATAAGTATAGTTTGGATTATTGTTTAGGGTATGAATCAGATGAAGAAATACCTGAATACTTTGTACTAATAGACAACAAACATGATGATGAAGAAACATTTTGCGTACAATATGGAAAAGATGATGAAATTGTACTAACAGATGTTTGGGGATATGATGATGATGAAGACTTTAACACTTGATTAATGATTAGTTATACACATGGGGAGATGAATGTTCTCCCCAAAAAAATTACTATGATAATATTACTATGACAAGCATGAATGAAAAAAACATACGTGAAAAGATCTAAACAAAAAAACTATAACTACTAAAATTATACAACTATGAATTACTTAAAAATTATACAAATGGAAAAAACATACGTGAAAGATATGTCTTTCGCTTACTTAATGGAACTATGGTTTGCAGTTCATCAAGGAGAAACAGATAAATATAATTCTATTTATAAAAACCTTGATAAATATAGTGTTCCTTTTTCAATTCAAAATAAAGTATCTTCTAATGCAAGTGAAAGCAGAAGCAAGAAATCTATTGACACTTTAGAGGTAAAAGATAGAATAAAAACAATTGTTAATAACTTTGTTAATATCTTTGGAATAATAAATGTAAAATAATTTGACATTAACAAGAAAAGCAGTATATTTGTATAAAGAGTATTAACCTTCTGGGTATGATAATAAATACAGAAGTAAAACAACAAGAATTATCTGAAAGAAAAACAAAATAAAATAAAGAAACATTAATGTTAGTGTCCACTTGTGAAACAAAGAAGGTAGGGATAAAAAGACAACAATATGCTAACCAAGTCCTTACAAAGACACTTTAAAAACTAAATAATTATGAAAAATAGACAAGAACAAATAGATGAATTTGTAGAATCAGTAAACATATCTCAAGTATTAGACAGTGCTTGTAGTGGGGCAATAGATGAGATCTTTAGACAATTAGAAAGAGAGGGTTGTCCTAAAGAAATCTTACAAGAAGTCAAAGATGAGGTATTTGTAAATAGAATAATAATAGATAATGAATGGTAGAGTGTATAAATGAGATATAACTATCCCTAATACAAATCTACTATTCAGAGAGAGTATTGAGAGAGATATTTAAAAAGTCTCTTTTTGAATAATCTCCTAAATAAAAACGCTGGGCAAGGTACAAGTAATTTTTGACAATGTCAAGTAGTGTTAATAAAAAAAATAAAATTATGAGCAAAATATATATAGATAATTCAAAATTTATGGAGTACATAGATGAATTAGCAACACAAATAACAGAGATAAATTTTGGTGCAGAAACATACAGAGAACTTAAAAGTGATTTAGATAACGATATTAGAATGATTTTTACAGATGAGGCACAAGATTATTATAATGAGATGTATGATGAATTTGAAACACTAACTAATAATCTGTTAGGCGTGTATAGCAATACTGAATTAGATAATTTAGAGGATATTGCAAAGAGTTATAGAGAATTAAAATTAAAGAAATAAAGTTATGGATAAGAAAGAAATTATAGAATGGTTAGATGAAACTGCATTTTATGTAGAGCAAGTAGTAGGATCTGATAGTTTAGAGGATCATCATCATAAAATGTTTAAAGCAATAGATAAAGCAATAGAATTATTAAATAAATAAAATTATGAATCAAGAAACACAAGCAGAACTATTTAAAGTGCTTTACAATTTAGAAGTTAAGTACGAGTTTGATGAAACTGAAATAGGTAGATCGTTAGGTAAATTAATTAATAAATTACAAAAAGAATTACTATGAAAAAAAGAAACGACTTAGATTATGCAAACTCTCAGCCAAACGAGAATGAATTAACAATAAAAAGTTCAACAAACACAGTGTTGGGTAAACAATTAGCATGGTTTAATAACTTTGTTGATTATATCTATGAATTAGATAGCAATCTATATAATGAAGCGTGTGAATATGCAGATGAACTTGAAGATTGTTAATAACATTGTTAATAACTATTGTCAAAATAGTTTGCAATTAACGAAAAAATAATTACCTTTACAATGAATTAAATTTTTCATATTTGATGTTAGTGGAGTGTTTGCGATAAAGCAATTTTATAATCTAACTCATTGGCACTCCACTATCATCTTTTAACAAGGAAACTGAAACATTAACTAAACAAAGTCTGAAACTGATGGATAAAGATTTAGAAAAATTAAGAAAAGAGTGGGGTATTGAAAAAATAATATCACCATTTATAACCAAAAAAGAATTAGATCTATTTTGGAAGAAAAGACAAGAGATAGAAGAATTAGAATTAAAATTAAAAAAATTAAAGAATGGAAAAGAATAACGCATATCAAGATATAGTAAGTAGAATAGATTTCTACATGAAAAACCCACATCTAAACCCTTTGGATAAAATTTCTCCAATAGATAGAGAAAGAGTAATAAATGAGATACAAAAGATAAACGACAAGGGTAGAAACAATATAAGAGAGTTAGCAAATCTAACTGATAATGAATTGTCAGAAAGATTAGAGGAATTAATTAAATACACAAAATAAATAAAATTATGATGAAGTGGTATTATTTAAACATGACTGAACCATACCAAGATCTTGCAGACAAATCAGAATGTGCGTTCTGTGGAGAAGTATTAACTGAGTATAAATTTTGTTCTGATGATTGTGCGAAAGCATATTGGAACGATTAATAACCAATATAAAGGGGGTGGAAAAGAGTTGACACTTTTCTTAAATGTGCTGTCTGCGAAACAGCCCCCCTTATATTTTAATAAATAAACATTATGGAAAAATGGCAAAGTAATAATTTAGAATCATTAATTGAGTTAGTGGATAAAACCATAAACTTAATTGAGGAAAAAAATTTAGAAAGTGATTTTGATAAAGAAATTGTAATGTTGGAAAGATTGGCAACAAGACTAGTCCAGCTAAATGAAAATGAAAATTATAGTAGACATTAAAATAAAAAAGAATAAAATTATGAAACAACTACCAGAAGATATTATAGCGATTAATGATAAGATCGCAGATGCAAAAGAATTGTTAAGGGAGAATGGATATTACATATACTCTATGTACCATATTGAAGATGTACAATCTTATTATGAGTGTACTGATTCAGAAGCAATGGATGTGTTAGATCAAGCATTAGATAATGATGGAACTGCAAATCAAGTATGGGAAAGCATAAGATACTTTGCTGAAGACATGGGACTTAAAGAAAAAGAGGATTAGTTATGAAAAAAATATCAATTACTATGTGTTGGATCTTAACTATAATTATACTAATAATGGTTAATGGCACAATAAAAACATTTAACGAAACAATTAAAAACGTAGAGGATAAAACTCAAGATATGATGATAACATCTCTAAATATAGAGATAGTGGAACTAAAGACAGAGATGATGGATATTGGTTGGAAATTAGACTCTATGGTATTAAAATATGATTTTAACTATAAAATGGATTAATTATGAAACAATACTGGCAAGACTACTGGTTGGCGAACATAGGATGTGTTCCTGATGGATTAGATTTAATAATAGTTATGGGAATAATAATCATAACATCAACAATAACAATTAAAGTAAATAATAAAATAAAATGAAAATAATGGAAATACTAGAAAAGAATATAATAAATATAGTATCTGAAGTTTGTAATGTTCCTGAAGATAAAATAATAAGAAACAGAACTGCGACAAGACACGCAAACGTAGTTATAGCAAGGCAGGTGTTGGTTAATTTACTATATAGAAATTTTAACTACACTAACCACAACTTGAGAGATATATTAGGATATAAAAACCACGCATCTATTGTTCATGCAAGAGGTATGCATGACATAGACTATAAAACAAACATCATGTATAGAAATTTCTATAATAAATCAATGGATCATCTAGGACTATATGTTAATAGTGAAGACATTGAAGCATCTAGAAATATGGATATGAAAAAAAAGATAGAAGAACAAGAAAAAACCATAGGAAGATATAAAGATCTATGGATGAATGAAAAATTAGAGAAAGAAAGAATACATGGATTGTTGATAAATTTTAAGAAAAAATACATGCTAAAGTAAGCATATTGTAAAGAAAGTTTAATATATTTGTAAAAACAATTTAATTTAATTAATTATGACTAAACTAAAAACTATAAACATTAAAGGGAAAGAGTACGTTGAAGTTAACGAAAGACTCAAATACTTTAGAGAGAATCATCCTGAACATTCACTAGTAACAGAAATTATACAATGTACAGAAGAACATTGTGTTATAAAAGCTACTATCGTATATGGTGGAGTTCCAATTGCAACAGGACATGCACACGAAGTTAGATCAGCTAGTTTTATTAACAAAACATCCTTTGTCGAGGTTTGTGAAACGTCTGCGTGGGGTAGGGCATTAGCAAACTTTGGCATTGGAATAGATAGTCAGGTTGCTTCAGCACATGAAGTTGCAAACGCAATAGCACAAACAGAGTTACCTAAAAAGAAACAAGCTAGTGGTAAAAAAAAATTAACAAGTAGTCAGTTTGATGCCATGATGAAAGCTATTAGAGATGGAGAATCTTTAGTTGTTAAACAAAGAATGGATAGCTACTCTATGACTGAGGATCAAAGAAAGTTATTAATGTTAGAAATAGAAAAGCAATAATATGGATTTCGCTAAATACATAAAAAATTTTGATAGTGATACTATTTATTATGGTGACAAGAATTTTATAACAAATTCTCAGCTAGGTAAATTAGCACACTCACCAGCTAAATTAGAGCATTATAGAAAGTATGGGCAAGATGATACTAACGCTTTATTATTTGGTAGAGCCTTTCACCAAAATATACTAGAACCAAAGAAGTATAAGGATCAAGTTATATCTTATGATGGTGTTAGAAGGGGAAAGGCATGGGATGAATTTAAACTAAATAATGATGATAAAACTATCATAACAAAGGGGGAGGAGAAATCTTTACATAAAATGAGAGAAAAATTATTATCCATACCAAGAGTTAAAAATCTATTATCTAATGGACAAGCAGAGGTTGTTAATTGTTGGGAAGATCAAGATACTGGTGTTTATTGTAAGGGTAAGGCAGATTATGTAAAAGATGAGAATGGAAGAAAGATTATTGTAGACATCAAAACAACTCAAAGCCATGTTATGAATGAGTTTAGACGTTCATCTTTGAAATATGGGTATGATAGGCAGTCAGCATTTTATCTTGATGGGTTTGGTGCTGATGAGTTTTGGTTCATTGTTATAGAAAAAACAGAACCATTTGATGTTGGAATATATATGTCAAGCGAAAGTTTTATGGAAGTTGGAAGAACTAAATACAAAGAACTATTAAACTTGTATGATACATATTTTATAAAACAAGACAGAGAAATTAATGACTATTACGTTGAATCAATACTTTAAAAACAATTACTATGAAATTAAAAACAGAACTTAGAGCAAGAAAAATATCTCAGCAAGAGATAGCAGACTACGTTGGTGTGTCTAGACCAACTATATCAAAGAGGTTAGAATCTCCTGATACGTTTAACGCACAGGAAATTAGACTGATCTCTGAAATGATGAGTGTGGATGACACTTGGGCGTACAACAATTTATTTATATAACTATTTACTAACTATTTAATTATTTTATTATGGAAAAGAAAGAAGCAATTTTTTGTGGAAATGGAAAAGAAGTTACCTTTAATGATGGTGGCTCAATTATAAACATGACTCTACACTTAGATAAGATTGGAGAACACGTTTATACTTACGAGGGTAAGAAGTATGTTAACTTAACTATTGGTGCCAATAAAGATGGTGCTAATGAATATGGTAAAACACACTATGTTAAGATCAATGATTTTAAGCCTGAACCTCAAAAGGAGACAGCATCAGCAACAAAGGATGATTTACCATTTTAATTTTTTATTTGTTCTTTATGGGGGGGTGTGTCATGGCATCCCCTATAATAACCATAACTTAATTATATGTTAATAAAAATAAATACAGACTCTTTTATAGAGAGTAATAAAATAGATCAATACTACCTAGATGGAAAGAAGATAACTTTTTACATATCTTCTAGAAAGCACGAAGAAGTTTACCCATCTGAAGGATTTGCTAAAAATGTTTTTGATAGGATAGCTAGTTCTTTTAAAGATGCAACAATGGATAGTGCAATAATTAGACCAAGTGAGAAGATAATGTCAGAGAAGATGGATATGTTTAACGACTTTTGGGATAGGTATGATAAAAAGATAAACAGAGACGATTGTTTAAAGAAGTGGAAAAAGCTATCTATATCAGACATGAAAGATGCTTTGAAGATGGTAGAATTATATGTAAAATCTACCCCTGATAAACAATATAGAAAAAACCCAAGTACTTGGATATATCAAAAGGCTTGGAGAAATGAGGTTATAGGTAAATCAAATGAAAGCAGTATTAAATATGTAACACCAAAATTTACAGATGTCAGCAGATAATAGTCAAATAGAAAGAACATTGTTGGGTAAGATAATAAACAACCCTCAGGAGTATTATAATAATCACTCTCTTTTAAGTAGTGAATTATTTGAAGATTCTAAAAACAGAAGGATATATAAATACATATCAGAGGAGTTAGAGAACGATAAGAAGATAGACTTACTTAGTTTAGTAGATACTATATCAAAGAAAGGTGAAAACCTATCTTATGATCTAGCAACAATGGTTAACGAAGAATCTTATCTTCAAACACAAGCTTTAACCTGTATACTTATATTAAATGAAAGAAAGAAGAAAGAACAATTACTTAGCTTAAATGTTAGAATATCAGAGATGCTATCTAATGACGATGATATATTTCACATATTAGAATATGTTGAGGGAGAGGTTGGAAAGATAGGTAATATTTCAAAAGATGGAATAGTTAATGTATCAGAACAATTAGGTGGATTATTAAAAAGCATTGAGCATAAGATAAACAACAAGGGTTTAAATGGAATAACAACAGGATTTGAAAGTGTTGATAAATTTACAGGAGGTTGGCAAGAGACTGATCTAGTCATCATTGGGGGTGCTAGTTCTATGGGTAAAACCTCTCTTGCCTTAGCCTTTGCTTTTAATAGTGCGTTCTATGGCAAAACTCCAACGTGCTTATTTTCTTATGAGATGAGTTCTCAACAGTTATTAAGTAGATTAATATCTTCTGACACAGGAATAGATAATAAATGGATAATGAAAGGAACTCTGGATCAATCAGAGTTAAGCAAAATACATGAAAGCGTTGGAAGAATAGAAAGAGTTCCCCTGTATGTTGATGAGTGCTCCTCCTCCTCTCTTAAATACCTTCTTAACAGGATAAGACAATATGTTATAACCAAGAAGGTTAAGTTATTTATGGTTGACTACCTACAACTAGTATCTAACGACAAAAAAGGGAGGAGTAGAGAGCAGGAAGTTTCTGAGGTAGCTAGAGCATTGAAAAATATAGCTAAAGAACTTAATATAACTATCATCGCATTATCTCAACTAAATAGGGGAGTTGGTCAAAGAGCAGAGAGCAGACCAACAATAGCAGATTTAAGGGAGTCAGGAGAGATAGAACAAGCTGCAGATGTAGTGGTCTTAGTTTATAGGCCAGAGTATTATGGTATAACGCAGGATGAAAAAGGCAATAGCACAGATGGTTTAGCAGAAATTATATTTGCTAAAGGAAGGAATATTGGAACAGGCGTTCTAGGATTGAGATTTCAGAGGGAGTTAACTAAGTTCCATGAGATACAAGAGTTTGCATAAGAAAGCAAAGGATATGGCTAGAGGTAAACGTGCTGAAAAGGAGTACGCTAAACTATATAAAAATGTATCTCTACCTACAGAAGAAGAGGATTGTAATGAACATTGGGATTTAAAAATAAATGAAATAAAGATAGACGTAAAAGCTATTAAAAAAAATGACGAGAATATACATTTTGTAGAATTTAAAAATGTATTAGGGAAGAAAGGCTGGTTGTATGGTGATGCAGATGGATTTGCTTTTGAAACTGAGGATTACTGGATTGAGGTAAAGAAAGAAGATTTACAAGAGATGGTTCACGACAAGTGTATAGATAAAGTAAAGGGTTGGGATTTTTACGAGTTAGCAACTAGGCCAGGGGCAAAAGATTTGTTTACAAAAGTAAAGACAATAGATTTGTGTTATATAGGAAAAATAAAAAACAAAAAACTATGAGTAAAAATAAAGATCCATTCCCAATAAGGCAATTAGTAGAAGAAATAGCATCAGAAAAAACCTTGTTTGCAGATGGACTTGATGACGCTATAATAGGGGTGGTTGAAAGGTCTGGTTTTAATGAAACGATTATACTATATGATACAAATAAAATAATAGAGTTGTTAGAGGCTGATGGGATGAGTAATGAAGAGGCTACAGAGTATTTTCAATACAATATACTTGGATCATACATGGGAGAGGGAACACCAGCTTTTGCAACATTATTAAAATGAAAAAACAAATATGGCATATAGAAGTTGAGTATGAATGGAACACTTGGAGAATTGTTAAAGGGGTTAAGAAAAGTACTCAAAAAAAAAACAAGGGAACATTTGTGACATGTTCTATTGGTGACACTGTTGAAGAACTTAATAAAAGAAGTTATTTAATTTCGTGTATAAAAAAACAAATAAAATCTACTCAGGGTATTGATGTAAAAATCACTGGATGGAAATGGAGAGAAGAAATGGGAATGAGTAATGACGTTTACTAAGTATTAATTAATATATATATTATGTGTTATACAACAATTAAAATTCACGCAGAGCAATTAGCAGCAAAACTTGCTCAAAGAAAAGTTGAAAAAAAATGGGAGGCCTTAGGATGGTCTCCATATGTGGAAAACATACATGAGTATGTTGGTGCTAGGTACACAGAAAACGCAGAAAAAGATTATAAAAAGCACTACGATTATTTTATGGAAATAATATTGAGCAAAAAGCTTACAGAAAAGAAACTAGAGGAGAAGCCTTTAGCTGAGTAGTTAATTTAGTATTAATTTAATTTAATTTATTATGAAGAAGATGATTTTTTTAGCGATCTTATTCCTGTCGTTACAGGGTATTTCGCAAATAAGGACAGGAGTTTATCAGTCAAGTGAGTCTATAGATTACGAGTGGTCAAATGGTGAGCAGACTGGAGATGTATATATTTATTCTGAACCAATGTTTATACATATATCAGAAACAGGATTCAGAGTTTATATGAATCAATGGGAAACAGGTGTGAGCTACCCATTTATATATATGGGCAAAGGCTCTGATGGCTACCATGTCTATGCAGTTCCATTTGGAGATAAACTTGAAATAAATGAAGACGTTGCTGTTTTGTTTTATAATTTTAATAATACTACAGGATGGTACGACAGCTCTAGAGAATGGAGAGGCTTGGAATATATTTCAAATACTCCTATATTAGATTATGAAAAAGAATAAAAAAGGTAGAGTAAAGAATGTTCAGTCCACCAAAATTGATGGAATAGAATTTAGGTCAAGACTGGAGGCTTTTACCTATGCTGAATTAAAAAAAGAAGGTATAAAATTTGATTATGAAAAAGAAAAATTTGTACTTTTGGATAAGCTTAAATACGAAGGAGTAAGCATAGAGAAAAGAAAAAAGAAGGGCAAGTTGGTTTTCGATCAAGCTTTGAGTAGTATTAGATCCACTACCTACTTGCCTGACTTTACTAACTTAAAGGATGGGTGGATAATAGAAGTAAAAGGATTGAAGTCTGATGTTTTTAACCTTAAATGGAAACTATTTAAACATTATCTTGTAAAAAACAATTTAAATTACGAACTTTACATGCCTGGAAGTAAAAAACAAATACTTCAATGTATTGATATGATTAAAGAGAAAATAAAAATATCAGAGGCAGACAAAAAGAGAATAGCTAAAATGGTTAGAAGAGATTCTGATATTGAAGCTAAAAACAATGGAATGGATCTTAGGTCTAAGCCATATAAAAATAAGAAAAAATATACACGCAAATCAAAACACAATGTTGCAAGGAATTTTTAAATCACTTATTGGTAATGCATCAAACATTATTGATGAATGTGTAACAACTAAAGAAGAGAAGTTAGCTTTAAAAAACAAGATGAAAGAGATCTTGGTTAACGCAGAATCTAACGCACAAGAGCAGGTGACTAGAAGGTGGGAGGCTGACGCTAAAGCTGGATGGCTTCCAGCTAATATAAGACCACTAACATTAATATTCTTAACCTTCGTGTTTGTGGTAATATCAGTGTTTGATGGGAACCTTGGTGGATTTTCAATTTCACCAGCATATGTCCCAATTTATCAAACTTTGCTACTTTGCGTGTACTCAGCGTACTTCGCTGGTCGTTCAATTGAGAAGGTAAAAATTAATAATAAAATTAAAGACAATGGAAAAAGAAATTAAATTAGAAGAAAAAGAAATAAAAGAAATCAGAGCAATAAGATCAGAAAACAGTAGAATGATGGTTGACTTTGGAAAAATAAAAATGGATTGCATATTGCTTAATTCTAGATTATCAGAATTAGAGAAGATGGAGTCAGATATGGCAGCTAGACTTAAGGGAAACAGAAACAAAGAACAAAAGATTTCTGAAAAATTAAACAAGAAGTATGGAGTTGGTAGTGTAAACATAGAGAAAGGAACATTCACAAGACAGGGAGGTATCATTACAGAGGGAGAAACAGATATAGAGGTAACACTAGAGCCTGTAAAAGAAGAAGATGGGAAAAGCTAATGCAAGAAATAAAGCTAAGAGAGAGAAGCTTACAATGTTAAACATTCTTAGAAAGAGAATGAAGAGATCTAAGTTTAAATCTAAGGTTGACGAAATACAGGGTAGAATAAATTCTATTAAATCTAAGCTCTAATATTCTATAGTTACAAATACAACCATAAAGCCTAAGAATACCTGAACTTCATAATAGTTACATACGTTGTCTGGCTCGTAATGTCTTATGCCAAATACTATGCCATTAGAAAACTGAAAACCAAAACCAATTCTTTTCATATTACCATTTGTCTTTAGGGCAAGTTGAGGTTTGCCATTTAGCTTTTACATCCATGTAGCAACCACAAACACCACATATATTATCTTTTTTCACAAAGTGAACACAAGTATCACATACCATAGCTCTCCTTAAATACTCTTCTTTAGATACGTTTTGTGCACGATTTAAAACGTGGTTTGTTGTGTCTCTTATTAAACTTTTTGCTTTATCTATAAAACTTGGTTTACTCATTTTTTCTTCCTTTTAATTCTTTTCTTTTCTTTCTATATTCAGCTCTAGCTTTTTTACACCCATCACATCTACATCCTTTTCTGTAGGCTGTAACTGATGGACATGGCATACCATGTTTAACTCTAGCTGCACGATAATTACAACCAGCATGTGAAAACGCTATATTGTCTAGATCAAAAAAAACCTCAGGTGGATTATCAGAATCTAACCAAGGTTTTTTATGTTCTATTGTAAAATTATCTATATCTACTATTTCTGTTGCACATTGGTAACACCAATTAAATCCCAACTTCTTAGCAAAGCTAAATAAAATAGATTTTCTAAGTCTATGGGCAGCAGTTCCAGGATTCATTCCTAGCTGCTTTGTTTTTTTTTCTTTAATTGACATTACGTTTTACGTACTTTCTTTTTTTAGGGTAATTATGTCCAACACCTTTCTTTCTTCCTCCTTCCCCTTTTTTACCTCTATTTTTTTTAGCAGACACAACGCTTAGTTTATTTGAGTTTATACCCTCAGTATGATGAACTTCCTTTCCATCAAACTTAGAAACCTTTCCACCCTTTTCTAACTTATACCTATCTCTCTTTCTTTTTCTATTATTAGCTCTTTGCTTAGGGCTAGATTGAAACTTCTTATATTCGTCTTTATAATCTCTCATATTACTAATTAAAAGGATGGGGGGCAGTTTAATACAGAATCAAACAAAACCCCCCAAAACTAAACATTATGAAACTTACTGTCAAATATAGTGAATTTATTTGTTAGTTAGGCAATATCTTTGTAAGTTATTAACACCTCTTTGTTATTAACTAAGGCTTCTGCTATCCTAGGATATATTCTTTTATAAGCCTGTGTTGACTTACCTATAAAACCATTTTCATTTATTTGATTGTTTTCTTGCGAGTCCCCCACGAGTAAGCATCCTGCAGTATGCTCATCAGTATTACCACAATGAATAAGGATGTACTCAAAGTTAGGTACGTCAGTAATATGAAGCATACCACGATGAATTTTAGGAAATCTTTTAGAATATTTTTGATGGTATCCACCTTCTTTTCTAAGTTTAATTTTATATGTCCCAGCAGGGATCCTTGTTTCTCCATATTTTTTTTCATCTCTATGTTCATCTTCTAATGTATAACACACAAAACTTCTTTTACATCTAAAACCTTCTCCATGTGGGTTTTCTGCAGAATCATCTACTATAAATAATATTCCAGAGGTTGAGTCTGGGCCACTTGATATTCTTAATACTTCTAATTTCATATTTAATTACTTAATTCTTTTTCTCTTATATCTTGTACTTGTTCTGTTTGCCAAGGTTTTAAAATCTCTGCCCAGTCATTGGACTTTGACCATGTTTCAAAATCAGGTTGAGAAACCCTATCTCTATTTAAGAACATGTAAAGTTCATCATTAGAATTATATCCAGGATAATACTGTAGAATTATATTATCTCTATTAGTTTCACTCCTGTTAAATTTATCTTCCATAGATTTAATCAAAGCTTTTTTTACACCTTCTGTTTCTATACCAAAAAATTCAGAATACAAATATAATTTATCTAAATATTCCATTTGTCTTTTAACCCTATTAAAAACATTGACTTCTTCTTTTTCTCTTGGCTTTGTGTTGTTTAAGTTAGTAATTACTTCTTTCACTCCATATTTAAAATTTTCTTGTATATTAAATCTAGAGAACCTATTACCAGTAAAAGACATTGCTTCGTGTAAAAAACTTTTTTTCATATACTTCAACTCATCTTCACTTAAAAATGTGTCAGGCTGCCAACTTTCTAATAAATCATATACCTGTGTCGCAAAGCCAGGTGCCCCAGCTTTTAAGGTATAAGAAAGCCATTTTGTAAATTTATCACGACCAATGTCATCTTCATCCCATATACTAGCTCCAGATTTCTTTTTATTTCTACCAGTCTCAAGAATTAATTGAGTCATCATACTTGGACTAATAAATGGATCTAATGTGGTGTGTAAAACATCATTAAATATCTTTGTGTCAAAAGATGGATCGTCTTCAGGTGGGTTAAAAATTGAGTTAACAAATTCTCTAAATATACCATCAGACATATTATCAGTTGAGTTCCAAACATACATTGTGCCATCAAAGTCTCCATTTTCATTTGATTGAGCAGAAACAAGTTTTACATCTCCATATTTCATCCAAGGTGGCAAAAATAATTGAATCATTTTATCTCTATCCATATCATCTAATCCTGTTTTTTCCCAATCATCAAACTTTTTAACTTCGTAATAATCAGATAAACTTTCAAAAAACTCCCATCCTCCAACTTTATCTTGTTTTCCATTCATGAGTTTCCAATTCATTAATTCATTTTCTCCTTCTTCTGGTTCATCATCAAATAGATTTTTTATAAACTCAAGGGCAGTAGCCCATGTCCCAGCAAGTAAAGTAAAAGCATGAGGCATAGCATATCCTGCAAATCCTATTCCAAATAACCTTTTAGCACCCTGAGTCATTAACACTGGGTTACCAGACATTAATTGTTTTTTTGCTATTAAAATTGCATTTACACTGGTTCTAACTACTTCAGCAGGGAAAGAAACGAAGTCACTAACAAATAAAGATCTTCTAAGTCTTTTACCAACTTTAGGAACCATAGAGTAGGTAGTATAACCTCCCCTTATATTTTCAGAAGCCTCTTTCAAAGCTTGTTCTCTAGTATATCCTGCATCCAAATATACTTGAACTTCATTCAAGAACCCTGCACCCTTCCAAACAACATCTTCAAAAAGGTAAGCCTTATTAACAAAATCATTTAGAATCTTACGAAGACCTGGTTTTTTCTTTTTTATAGCATCTACATCCACATTGTTTTCAAAGAGTTCAGAACCAAGTTTTCCTAAATTACTTTCTTTCAATATAGCTTTTAGTTCATCTGCATAAACAGAATCTATTATTCCAGCTCTAATCATTGTGGCAAACATATCCTCTCTCTCTTGGGTTGTGCTACTATCAAACAAATTCTGCATAACTTTCCAGCTTTCAAAAAAGTTTGAACCAGGAACATGTCCATTAATAGATGCAAAATACATATTACCAAAGAAGTTCCTAACGTGAGTCTTTGGAGACCATACAGTTTTCCCAAGTTTTAAAACACCATTTAAGCCTTGAGCAAGTGTCATTATTTTACCATAGTTAAGTTCTTCTCCCTCAATAAATTCTTTAATTTCTTTGGTTGTATAATAAGTCTTGTTATTAAACTTTAAAGTAAATTTATTGTTTCTATATCTATCTCCATCGCTTCCAACAGGAATGTTTGAGTCATCAAAAATTAAAATACCATTTAAAGCTTCAACTGTTTTTGCTTTAAAGTTTAGGTTTTCATACTCATCAACCATTTTAGTTATAGAGTTAGTTATGTTGTATACAGGGTTTTCTATTGGACTATATAAATCTTTTATAGCATCAGGTATTTCTTTTCTTGTAGTAAAAATATTAGTATTAATATTTCTTGTTTTTAAAACAGACTTAACAAAATCATCTCTACTATCGTTATCAAGGAATAATTGAGAAACAAATCTTAACACTTTTTCTTCAGTTATTTCATCAGATGGAAGGCCTTGATTTTGAAGGTATTGTTTGTATTTTTCTGAAAAAAGATTCATAGCACTTTGTATGATATTATATTCTTTTTCAAAGCCCTCTATAGATTCTTTTATTTTTCCTGTACTAACCTTTTCGTTAATCATAGATTCAATTAGGTTTCTCATCTTGTCTCTATACTCTGTGTCGTTAAATATTCTATATTGTCTATTAATATATATACCTAAATTATCATCTATAACAACTCCAAGACCATCTGTAACAACGCTTTTTAATTTGTTACTTAAAGAATCTATTTTTCTTCTAACCTTTTTTACTAGATCTTGAAGCTCAGGGTCAGAGTCTAAATCTTTTATGGTCGCCCTACCTGCGTGACCATCTTTAAGTTGCTTTATTGTTTTCTCAACATTTCTTATTTTTTCTAAAACAATACCAGCAGCATAACTTTTACCACCCCTATCTAATGTTTCTAAATCACTTTCGTACATAGAAAGTTCTGAGTTTAGTGATTTTATTTTAGCAGTTGGATCTGTCAACGCATCATTTATTTCTTTTAATGATATTGGGTTTTCTCCTTTTTGATTTCTCTCTACTATATTTCTGAACCTGTCAATTAATTTTTTTAGTTCAAATTTTTCTGCATCAATATTGCTTTTAGCTTGAACACCCATTTCAAATACAGACTCAGGTATATTACCTTTTGGTAAAACTTCCCTGTTTAAAAACTCTTTAAAAGAATTGATTCTATTAAATTTTTGAAACTTAGGGTTTGTTGTGTAAAATAATTTATCCTTATTGTCAAAAACCTGAGCCTTGGAAGATGGGTTACTCATATCTTCAGAAAGACTTGTTATAGAGTTTGTTATATCAATAGATACATATCCATTATTATCTACATCTGTTAAGACTATTCCTTGACTTGGGTTTATGTCTGATATAATATCATTCATAACTTCAGGAACAACACTATCAAAGAACTCTGACTTAGCCCCTTTGAAGCTGCTACCATTCTCAAAAGCAATAGTATCATAATTATTATCAGAGGCAAACTTAATTAAGGTTCTGATTGTTGGTGGAGTATTAGACATCATTTCCCTGTTTGGTGCTTTTATGTCTCTTATTAATAAAACTCTCTCACCATCCTCGTTTGTTATATCTTCAAAATTTACGTTAGATAATTCAAACATAGGATTACTAATTCTCATAGTATTTTCTTCTATATCTATAGAAGTATTATTCATAGATATATAATCTTGAATAGCAGCTTTTGGTATAAGACCATCAGCGTAAGACCTTTCAACAGACTTTAAAAAATCTCTCATTCCTATAAACTTAAGCTCATTAAGTGTATTTCTATCTCCAACTCTTTTTATTTCTTTTATCCATTGTTTTGGTGTACCACTAATTATATCTGTAAACTCTAAAGAAGAATCTAATGATGAAAATCCATCATCTCCATATGTTTGAAACTTAACTTCTGGCATTTGTCTTCCTGCAGAGTACAAAGTTAAATTTGTATCGTATTTACCTTGCTTATAATACTGGTCTTTTTTATATTCTTCAACAAGTTCTTCTATAGGTATAGATTTGTTTAAGACAGCTATTGGAGATCCTTTAACAAGATATCTATAAGACTCATGAATTGGCCCATCGTAATCAGATGATTTTGTATCAACAATTACATTAGGGTCGTTTACATCTATTTGTACCATAGAAACAACACTAGCTTTCCTTACCCCTTTTAAGTCTGGGTCGTTTACATATTCTAAAATTTTATTTTCCCCTGGTAAATTAAACTTACTTAATGTACTGTCTTTAGCTTTTACTATTTGTTGCACAAACTTAGCTCTAGAGCCAAAATCTAATTTTTCAAATATTGGAATAATTTCATCTAAACTTTTAATTCCCTTTCTTTTTCCTAATAAATTCCTTTTATCTATAGCTGACCTTATCTTAGTGTTGTTTAGTTTACCATTTATAAATTCTAAAACATCTTTTTTACTAGCTATCTTGTTATCTATAACATTTTGAAACTCGTTTATAATGTATTGAGACATTAATAAACTACCATTTATACCTGCATCAGCCTGAATCATTATAGCAACTCTACCATCTGTTTTTTTTGCAGCATTTATTAATTTTGTTCCCACTTGCGTTCCATCCACTGCCCAAGCATAACCTTTAAAAGCGTATGGGAAATACATTCCACCTTTAAACTCCATTTCTAAACCTGTTGGTGATTTAACCAAACCTGTTAATGCTTTATCTGCTGCTATAACTGTAAATGTTTGACCCTCATAATCACCTCTATCTGCTCTTATAACATCACCCTCCTCAAATGTCCTCTCCACATTATCAACACTAGTGGGTGAAACATTTTGACCAATATCACTATCTACACTAGTTATGGTTACATTTTCTGCAATAACTTCACCTGGAGTAGAATTATCAACTTGTTTTTTTATTGTTGGTTTAACTTCACCTCTAGCCTTCTCGTTAACTGTCATCCCCCTTGATGTAGACTCTTTGAATATTTGTGCAACGTCATCTATATTAGTTAAATTACTTAACTCTTCTAAGCTTATGTTTACAGGATTATCAGTTTCTATTCCAAGTATTGAATTAATTGTTGATTTAGCGTAACTAATAGCTTTATTTAAATTAGATTGATTATCATCAAACTTTTTAAGACCAGCATCTGCTAAAAACTCAGCTAGTGCTTCAGCAAGTGGACCATTTGAATCATATTTATTGGTAACCTTCTTCCTGTCTACATTGCCATTTTTATCTAATGGAACTTTACCATCTTTATTTTTTGCATAACCTGCTCTTGGATTATATCCAAAGTCTAAATACTCCTTTGGTAATGTTGTCTCTATGCTATCAACTAATTTTTTAGCATTTTTATTTCCTTGTTTAGCAGCCTCAAATATGGATGTTACAAATGGGTGAGCTGCCTCATGAAACAATGTGTTATCATTAGCCAACTCAAAGTTTACATGCATTGTTGCTTCATTACCTAGTCCACTCTCTAAATTAAATCCATTTCCACCCATAGCTAAATACATGGCTTCTGTTGGACTTTTGCCCTGGTTTATAAAATACTCAACCTCTGAGGCAGTATCTTGATGAATAATTATATTTTGCCCTTGGGACTGGAATAAATTTTTAGCTTGTCTTAGTATTCTGGCTTTTGCTTTATATTCTGCACCCTCAAGTTTGTCGTACTCCTCTATTAAGGAGTCTATATCAGTTCCCTCTCTAGAATCAAAAAGTGGTTTAGTAGATCTCTTATCGTCTTTTATGTTTTCTTTTTTATCCCTCTTAGATTGATTAGATTTTTCTTGTTTAGACTTCTGTGATTTTGTTTCGTACTCCTGACCAAGTTCACTTATGGCCTCCTCTATCATTTGCTCCACGTCCTCCATTGTTATAACATCAATACCACCTTGATTAACTATATCATTTGTTAATTTGGTAGCTGCAGCATTAAATTTAACATCGCTATCTGTTAACACATTGAGTCCTTGAATTTCGTTAACCTTATTTAAAAACTCTCTTTGTGATATTTTACCTTCATTTCTTCTTTTTTGCAATCTTTTAAGTTTGGAAATAGTTTTATCTTTATCTACTATAAGGTCTCCAACATTATCATCAATAGTAATTACACCACCTAAAGATCCTGAGTCATCTTTATATAAACCAACAATTTCTCCAGAATCCTGACCATCTATTGTTAGCTTGTTGTTTGAGTCTACACCCACATTCGCACCTTCATACTTAAGGCCAACAGTCCCCATTCTCATGTTACCTCTCTTAACACCTTTAATTTTTATACCTCTCCCCTTTCCTTCTGGTTTAATTATAAAGTTTCCATTTTTATCTTTTCCAAGTATACCTCTCTTACCTTTATAAGAAACTCTCTTGCCTATATTTTGATTGAGGGTTGTTTTTTCTGATTCTGTTGCAACCTGTTCAGTATCTTCTCCAATACCTTCACCTTCAGTTCCTCTGGCAGTTCTTCCAGCCTCTGTTCCAGTTGCAGTGGTAGTTGTTGTTTCATCTTTTTTAACTTTTAAGTTACTAATATCCTTTTCTATTCTTTTGTAAAGGGTTAATTTCTTTTTATCTACATCTGTCATTTTATCTGGATCCATGCTATCCAGTCTTTTTATATCGTTTTGCAATGCAGTTAGATACATTTTTTGCTGACTTTCTGTTGTGATTTTACCACCAGACAATTGTCTTATAATAGCTTTAGCCCCTTCAGGTATGTCCTCAGACTTAGCAAAACCTCTAATATAATTATTAACTGCATCATCATTCTTTATAGCAAGGTCACTCATAACCTTTATTGGGTCAGCTCCTTTAAGTATTTTGTCCATAGAGCTGTTATAGTCTTTTAATCTACTTTTCATCATCTCTGCCTGAACAGGATCAAGAGAACCTTGAAGTGCTTCAGCATTTTTCCTAGCTTCTATAAGATTTAAAAGTTCTCTTTTAGACAAGTCATTATCGTACAGTTGATTGTCACCAACTAAATTATCTAATTCTCCAAAAAGGTTAGTTAGATTGTCTTTTAATTTTTTAGCATCAGTATTTGTGAATTTTTTGTCAGGGCTAATATTTTTACCAACCATGTTATCTATGTATGAAAAAATATCTGCCTCACCACCTTTAGACTTATAGTTATTATACGATGTCAATAAAGCATCTTTATATAAATCACTTTCTATATAATCTCTACTTGTGTTTCTATTGGAAACAAAGGTTGTTCCTCCCCCAAGTATAGCACCAATAAAAAACTCTTCAGCAGAAGCTCTAGTAAGTCCTTCTGTCTCAAAGTTATATTCACGATAATAATTATCTTTTAAAGCTTCGACACCTTGACTTTGAAGAACCTCTTCAGAGCCCTCCATGACACCATAGAAGGCAGTATTTCTTATAGTGTTTTTTCTAATTATATCAGTTACTGCTTCTTTTTTTGTAGTTTTAGTGAGTGCATCAAAAACCTTATCAGTAGCTAATTTTTTAGTACCTGGACTAAGCATACCAAAATCAGGTGTAAGAATTTCTACTGCTGAAACTATAGCAGTTGCTTCGTTAGCAAATCTAGAAGCGTCTCCAGGTAGCATACCTTGATTTATTGCTTCTTCTTTAAAACCATGGTACATTCTTAAATTTGTAGCACCATATAGACCACCTGTAAAAGCATATCTTTGAGCCTTAAGTCCAGCACCAAAAGCTTTTGCTCTACCTCTAGTCAACCAAGCAAGTCCCATGTCTATAGCAAAACCTCCACCTGCATGCATGACATTGTAAAGTGTATTCCCCCACTGGTAACTTTCTTCTATTGGATATGATTCTTGATTTTTGTTATATTCTTCTACTATTTCTTTGTATGCATCTGTGCCATTTTCAACCTTTAAGCCATCGCTATTTAATATGTGTTTTATTTTTCCTTTATCATCAAAATAAACTGAATTTCCATTCACTTTTGATGAATAAACCTTACCCAAAGCTTCAGCATTATTAAGAGCAGTTGGCTTTGCAATATTAAATGGAGATGTCTCCCATGCGTCAGCAACTTCTTTTGCCACCATGTCTGTCCAGTCAAATTCATTTTCATAAGAAAATATACTCTTTATTTGTTCAGGTGTACTAGAAATACCTTTTAAAAGATTCCCAGTTAAGTCAGATCCAAGTTGAGCCAAAACAAAAGCTGGCACCTCAGACCAATTCATTTCGTTCCAAGTTTTGTCCACAATTTCTTGTCTCTTTTTTATTTTATTATAGTGAGATTGCCACACTTCATTTTCTTTAACAGCGTTAAGATATTTCACTGTTTCGTTAAATCCTTTAGATAAATTATTTATAGTATCTATATTAGGGTTTTCTTCAAATAACTTGTTTTGCTCATTTAAAAGATTTTTATACGTTCCATTATATTGTTCATTATAACCCTTAACTAAATTATTATAATCCTCTATATCTTTTTCAGACATATACCTTGTGTCAACAAAACCATATGCAGTTTTAGGATAGGAGTTTATTAACTTTTGCTGTTTGGTTAGCCAATCTTCTATTAAAGAAAGCTTCTTTCCAAACTCTATAGTTTTCTCATTAAAATCTTTTGGTATAGTTTTTTCTAAATTGGTTAATATGCTGTTTTTTTTACTTAAAACAAACTCTCCCATTTCGTTTTTAAGCTGTTGCTCTAAAAGTTCTTTTTTATCTCCCTCATCTTTTGTATCTATCTCTTGCTGAAGGTAGTTAAATCTAATTGGGTTAAACTCCTTATAAAGTTCTTTAATCTTAGTGTCATTAATCTCGTTAAAATAATCAGGGTTTTCCCTAGATAATTTTATCATTTTAGGTATAGCAGAGTTATTTGCTATCAAAGGATTTCTACCCTGTGAATCTTCAGGGGATATAACAATACCTGTTTCTGTG